CGAGAATCAGTATTAGAAGCAAGTAAAATTTTAAAAACTGATAATAAAAGTGATGATGAAAAAACCAGTGATGAAGAAACTCAAGAAATTATTACTACAAAAGATAAAAAAGAAAAAGATACTGAAGAATCATTAGAAGAAAAATTAGAAAATATAGAAAAAGTAATAGACACATTTAGTGGAAAAGGAAATACAGTGGTAGATAGTGGTCAATCTGTAGGACAAGCTCAAAGTATAAATTTAAATCAACAACCATTAGATTTAGGAACTA